TATTTTTGAAACTTGCCCAAACAAAAGCTAATTAAATCAATAGCTTACCCCTTTTTTGCTCAGGAAAAGTATGTGTTTTCCCCTATAAAAAATTTTTTTCAAAATTTTCAGCAAAAAGCTTTGATTTCTTTGTCAATAGCCTTAATATGCTAGGATAAAGAAATAGCTCTCTTAGTAAGTAGCACCTTACGAATAGGCTAGTATATTTTTTTTGAGATGGGCTAGTTAATAAGTAGCCCCTTATAGAGCTAAGTAGCCCCTTATATATGCAGCTATCAAAAAAAATAAATCCCAACCTCCTTAAAAATGTTAAGAACTTGCCTGTAAAAGAGCAGGAAAAGGTTCTTAACCTATTAAAAGAATTAAAAGACGCAGAAGACAAAGAGCAAGCTAGAGAAAGCTTCATGCCTTTTATCAATCGTGTATGGCCTGCCTTCATTGAAGGGCGACATCATAAGATAATGGCTGATGCCTTTGAAAGGGTTGTTAAGGGCGATCTAAAGCGTTTAATCATTAATATGCCGCCAAGGCACACTAANTCTGAATTTGCTTCTTATCTACTCCCGGCTTGGTTTNTGGGNCAGTTTCCTGAGAAGAAGATNATACAAACAGCACACACCGCAGAGCTATCTGTTGGTTTCGGGCGAAAGGTTCGTAACCTAGTAGATGGTGATGATTACAAAGAGATCTTCCCTGACGTAACACTAAGATCTGACTCTAAAGCTGCTGGCCGCTGGAGTACGGGTAAAGGTGGAGAATACTTCGCTATAGGTGTTGGAGGGGCTGTCACAGGTAAGGGTGCTGATCTTTTGATCATTGATGACCCTCACAGTGAGCAAGAAGGCCAAAGCTCAGATCCCGGTGTCTTTGATAAGGTTTATGATTGGTATACATCAGGGCCAAGACAGAGGCTACAGCCCGGAGGGGCTATTGTCATAGTCATGACTCGATGGCATAAAAGAGATTTGACTGGCAAAATTATTAAAACATCTGTCCAGAGAGATGGAATGGATGAGTGGGAAGTTATAGAGTTCCCGGCAATTATGCCCTCTGGGAAGGCTTTGTGGCCTGAGTTCTGGGCTATAGAAGAATTAGAAGCTCTCCGTAGTGAGCTGCCCGCCCCTAAGTGGAGCGCACAGTACCAGCAAGACCCGTCTTCTGAGGAAGGCGCACTCGTTAAAAGAGAATGGTGGAAGAAGTGGGAAAGCGAGACCCCGCCTTTATGTGATTTCATTATTCAGTCTTGGGACACTGCATTCCTAAAGACTCAACGAGCAGATTACTCTGCTTGCACAACGTGGGGAGTTTTCTATCATCCCGATGATGAAGGCACTACACAGCCCAATATTATATTACTTGACGCTCATAAAGAGCGATTAGAGTTCCCTGAACTAAAGAAATGCGCCTTAGAGCTTTATAACGAGTTCCAGCCAGATGCATGTATTGTTGAGGCGAAGGCCGCAGGGACACCTCTTATTTTCGAGTTAAGAGCAATGGGCATTCCTGTGGGGGAATACACCCCATCTAGAGGTAACGATAAGATCTCTAGGGTGAATGCTGTTTCAGACTTATTCGCATCAGGCATAGTCTGGTGTCCAGAAACCCGCTTTGCGGAGGAGGTGATCGAAGAATTTGCAGCCTTCCCTGCTGGAGAGCATGACGATCTCGTTGACTCTTCCACACAAGCACTGCTTAGATTTAGGCAGGGAGGGTTTCTTCGTTTGAACTCTGACGAAGAAGATGAACCGTTTTATCCTAAAAGGGCAGAATACTACTAGTGGCTTTTTTGCAAAGTAACATACCCTACTTTAAATGTTGGGTAAGGAAAGAGTACACACACAACAACCAAAAGTATCATGGGGAGTTTCTTCATGCGATGGCGGTTGCTGTAACTACAATGCCATCAAGGTGTCTTAGCTTTCAGGTAATATTTACCGGAGCAGAAACCTATGATGACGATGAGATGGAGAATGTGCATGGCGGTGCTATGTGGGCGAGGATGCCTATCACAGCACTTGTGGCAGATACTCCTTTTGAAGAGTGGCCTGAACCGATGCCTACTTGGGCGGTACAGCCTTGGGACTGCATGTCTCACCATCACTCAGTCTATAAGATAGAAAGAGCTTCTCCTGCACCTTGGATTGCCAAAGTTGATGGGGAGTTCTACCCGGCAAAGTATTACTTTACGGTAGACTATACTGATAGCGAGGTGGCGGATGATCCTGCACAGCACAAGCAGAGTCATGTCTTAGAGCTTCTTGATGCAGGCGAGTACACTGGCAATATAGTGGCATTGCCTAATAATCGGGTACGGGTAACGCATCCAGCTTGGTTTGAGACAGGAGAAGGTGCGCCTGATTTTAGACCGAATCAAAAATCATATAACTCCAAAGAAGATGTGGAGTACACTCAAGACACTGCTAGGGTGTTCAATAACTTATATAGCGAGGGTTACAATGAAGAAGACTAAAGGCTACATGGCTGGCGGTAAAGCCAGAATGAGTACCAAGATGATGGCTAATGGCGGTCTTACTGGCGCACTCAAAAGAGATATGTCTAAAGCCAAAGGCATGGCTAAAGGTGGTAAAACCAAAGCTAAAGGTATGGCTATGGGAGGAAAGACCAAAGGCATGATAAAAGGCGGAAAGACCAAGATGATGTCTAACGGCGGTAAAACTATTGCTAGAGGCAGTGGTGCNGCAAGAACTCAATACTTCGGGAAGAATGGCTAAATGGCTATTGACCGCCCACTAAGCACTCCATTCCCTGTAAATCAGGAAATGGAAGAAGTAGAGATTCAGATAGAAAATCCTGAGTCTGTATCTATCGAAACCCCTGACGGTGGAGTCTTAATAGACTTTGATCCAAGCATGTCGGATTCTTTGGATTCATCTCACGATGCTAATCTCGCTGAAGTTCTAGACCCTAAAGATCTTTATGAGATGGCTTCAGACCTTATAGGTTCCTATAAGAATGACAAGGATAGTCGCTCTGACTGGGAGCGGTCATATATAGATGGGCTAGAACTGCTTGGTTTAAAGATGGAGGACAGAACCACCCCTTGGGATGGTGCTTGCGGTGTATCGCACCCTCTTTTGACAGAAGCGGTCATACGGTTTCAATCTCAAGCAATACAAGAACTATTTCCTTCAAGTGGGCCGGTAAGGACAAGCATTGTTGGTGTCATTAACGAAGAAAAAGAAAAACAAGCCCACAGAGTTAAGGATTACCTAAACTACCTAGTCACAGAAAAGATGACGGAGTATAGGACTGAGACAGAAAGAATGCTTTTCTCTCTGCCTTTAGCGGGATCTGCATTCAGAAAGGTTTACTTTGATCCTTCATTGGGCAGACCTTGCAGCATGTTTGTTCCGGCAGAAGATTTTGTTGTTAGCTACGGCGCATCTGATCTGGCTACTTGCGAACGAGCCACGCATGTAATGAAGAAAAGCCCTAATGAGATCAGGAAGCTACAAGTTTCTGGGTTTTATTTAGATATCGACCTAGACGATGCTTCCTCTGACCCTGACAGGATTAAGCTAAAGTATGACGAGCTAACAGGAGACTCTGGAAACTACGAAGCAGACTCTCGCCACACCCTCCTTGAGATGCAGGTCGATTTAGATTTGCCCGGATTTGAGGACGAACGTGACGGAGAGCTAACAGGAATCAACCTTCCTTACGTTGTAACAATAGATTTGTCTTCTAGAACGATTTTATCTGTTAGAAGAAATTGGTATGAAGAAGATGATCTTAAAAACAAAAGAGAACACTTCGTTCATTATCAGTATATCCCCGGTTTAGGATTTTATGGCTTTGGATTGATCCACATGATTGGTGGATTAGCTAAATCTGCCACCTCTTTGCTTCGTCAACTGGTAGATGCAGGTACTTTATCTAACCTTCCGGGTGGTTTGAAGGCAAGAGGGCTAAGAATTAAGGGTGATGACTCCCCAATTATGCCCGGAGAGTTTAGGGATGTTGATGTTCCGGGTGGAACTATCAAAGAAAACATTAGTTTCCTTCCCTATAAAGAGCCAAGCTCTGTTTTAGCTCAATTATTAGGCAGTATTGTTGAAGAGGGGCGCAGATTTGCCTCTGCTGCTGATGTAAAAGCGGCAGATATGAATTCTGAAGCCCCTGTCGGGACTACTTTGGCAATATTAGAGCGTTCAATGAAGGTTATGAGCGCAGTTCAGGCCAGATTACACGCATCTATGCGCGTAGAGCTTAAATTATTAGCCCGTTTGGTTAGGGATTTTGGCCCAGAAGCATATCCTTATATGTCAGACAGTGAAGAGCTTGTTTCTGCTGATTTTGATGATCGAATAGACATTATCCCGGTAAGTGATCCAAATGCAGGGACAATGGCGCAAAGAATCATGCAATATCAAGCTGCATTACAGCTTTCAGCGCAAGCACCACAGATGTATAACTTACCCCTGCTTCACAGACAGATGCTGGAGGTTTTAAATATACAAGATGCAGATAAAATCGTACCTCAAGAAGATGATATCCACCCAACAGATCCGGTTTCTGAAAACATGGGGATTATTAACGGAGATCCTGTCAAAGCTTTTGTCTATCAAGACCATGAAGCGCATATACAAGTACATATGTCAGCACTGCAAGACCCTAAGCTCCAAAGTCTTTTATCTCAAGCTCCAGATGCAGCGAAAATACAAGCAGTATTCTCAGCGCATGTTCAAGAACACGTTGCTTTCGAGTACAGACAAAAATCGAAAAAGAATTAGGAATGAAGCTTCCTCTTCCGGGCGAAAAGCTGCCTGAAGATATTGAGTTTAGAATTTCTGAGTTGGCTGCACCAGCGGCAGCACAGTTGTTAGGCAAGAACCAGCAAGAGCAGCAGATGCAGCAAAACCAGCAGATGCAAGAAGACCCTGTGGTTCAGATGCAGCAAAGAGAGTTGCAGCTCAAAGAGATGGAAGCTCAAGGAAAGATGATGATGGAGCAGGCAAGAATGCAGCTTGATGCTCAGAAGGCAATGGCTAAAGCAAGCTTCGATCAAGATAAGCTTGATCAAGAGATGCAGCTTGAGCAGGCCAAGTTAGCCGTCAGAATCTCAGAAGACAACGACAGAGAACAGCTAGACAGCAAAAGAATAGCCTCTAAAGAACAAGTTGAAGGGGCAAAGCTTGGCGTTGAAATTATGAAGGAGATTATGGGTGAGTAGTTTTTCAGAAGAAAACGTGTTTACCCATCTTCAAAAGACCATAAGATCTCAAATGAATGAGTATGCAGACCATATAAGCGGCGGGGGTTGCAAAAACTTTGAAGAATACTCAAAATGTTGCGGTATTATTGAAGGGTTAGCATTAACCGAAAGGGAAGTTCTTGATCTGCAATCAAAATACGAGAATGCATAACGCTGTATAGAGCAGCGCAGGCGACTCTGGACGCTTTTTTCCAGTGCTAGGAAAACACTAATGGAAGCATTAGCAAAGAATAACGAGCAAGAAGATGCTCGCAAGGCTAATCAATTGCCAAACCCGTCTGGGTATAAAATATTGATAGCTCTGCCAGAGCCTGAAAAGGAGTTTGGCGGCGGGATTATTAAATCCAACAACACGCTCTATGAGGAAGAGATCGGATCAATTACAGGTATGGTGCTTGAGCTAGGCCCAGACTGTTATGCCGATAAAAAACGATTCCCATCTGGGCCTTTCTGCAAAAAAGGAGACTGGATCTTGATGCGCTCTTACAGCGGCACAAGATTTAAAGTTCACGGAAAGGAGTTTAGATTAATCAACGACGATAGTGTTGAAGCTGTTGTTGAAGATCCAAGGGGGATTGCCAAGCTATGAGCGAACAAGAGTTGTCAATGTCAGAAGAAGATAAGTTCTTTGGTGTCCGAACCAAGATAGGGGGTAGCCAAGAGCAAGAAGAAGTTGTTTCTGCTGATCCTGTCGAGGAGGAGGATGATTCCTCTGATTTTGGGGATGAAGAACTTAAAGGCTATAGCAAAAGAGTTCAAAAACGAATTAACAAGCTTCGTTACGAATCTCATGAAGAACGCCGAAAAGCAGAAAACGCTGAACAAATGCGAGATGAGGCTTATCGTGTCGCTCAACAGATGGCAGAAAAGAATAGAGAGTACGAGTCTTTAATCGGGAGAGGCGAAGAAGCCTTAATCGGTCAAGTTAAAGAACGTGCCGCATTATCTGTTAACCAAGCAAAAGAGCAATACAGGAAAGCTTACGAGGAAGGAGACACTGATAATGTGGTATCTGCCCAAGAAGCATTAACAAAAGCAACCGCTGAGTTAACGGAAGCTGGACGTTATG